TAGTGATCTCTCTATCTCCGTAGCGGTCCTAGTAATCGGATCGTCTCGCGACGCATACTCGGAAGAGATGCGACTCATCCCCACCAAGTCATCCAAGCTCGCCGCCGCCGATCCAGCGATCAGCGGTCAGATGGTCCTCTCCCCCGGAACTAGCTTCGGGGTCAGTATCGGACGGGAGAGGGCTATGGCGATTCCGACGATCTCACGCGCGCGCGATCTCTTCGCCGCATACGCCGCGACGCTCTCGATCCGCCAATTCGGGACCCAATGGGACGGGGAAGACTTGGTCGAGATCCCGATCCCTCCGGAGCCTTGGATGAGCCGACCCGACTCCAGCTCGACACTCGCCGCGACGCTCTCATGGACGATCGACCAGATGCTCTTCTACGGATTCTCCGCTTGGTACGTCACCGGACGCTACGCGCCCTCGAACGGATCTTTCCCGGCATCGTTCCAGCTTCTCCCCGTCGAGCAGCTCTCGTTCCTCGCGTCGAACTATGTCGGGAACACTCCGATCGGACCGATCTCCGAGATCAGCTTCAACGGAACACCACTCGCCCGTCGCGACGTCGTCTTCTTCTGGTCCCCGAACGAGCCTCTCCTCCGATCCGGAGCTCGAGCGATCGAAACTGCCGAGAAACTGGATCGCGCCGCGTCACGATTCGCGACCTCACCGATCGCCGCCGGATGGCTCAAGCAGACCGGAGGAGAACCGCTCTCCCGTGATAAAGCCAAGGAAGCCGCGCAGACGTTCGCCGAGCAACGTCTCACCGACTCGATCGCGTTCTTCCCAGAGAACATCGACTGGAAAGAAAGCTCAATGGATCCGTCGAAGCTTCAACTCACCGAAGCTCGCCAGCATTCCGCGCTCGAACTTTCACGCGTCGCGAACATCTCGCCACTATTGACCGGAGCTCCGTCCGGCTCCTCGATGACATACTCGAACGCGACCCAAGCTTGGGAGCAGCTCGGCTTCGATGTCGCTCCCTATCTGGCAGTCATCGAGCAGACCCTCAGCTCTGAACAAGTAACACCGCGCGGACGCGTCATCCGTCTAAAAGTGAACTCACCAGCCGGAGCCGCGACCCCAGCTCAACAACAGACCCAGCAAGGAGCGAACGCTCAATGAAACTCGACTTCAACGTCTCCGACCTAACGATCCTCACATTCGCCGAAGAAGACTCCGCTCCTCGACGCGAGATCCAAGGGATCGCGCTACCTTGGGACACCGTCGCGACCGAATCTCACGGAACTCGCGTCCTCTTCCGTCGCGATTCAATACTGACCGAAGGACCGCGACCGAAGCTTCTATGGCAGCATGACCCACTCCAGCCTCGAGGCATCGTGACCGAGCTCGTCTCCACCGAGACCGCGCTTCTATTCACCGCCAAAATCAGCGCGACGCCCGAAGGGGACTCCGCGCTTCAGCTCGCCGCCGATGGAGTCCTCTCGGTCTCCGTCGGAGTGAACCCGACGACCTACAACTACGAACAGATCGACGGAGTCGAGACGCTCGTGGTCGAGGCAGGAGAGATGCTCGAGCTCTCCCTCGTCACCTTTCCAGCCTTCGAGCAAGCCGCGATCGAGAAAGTCGCAGCAAGCCAACCCAACCAAACTCCCAAGGAGGTCCCACAAGTGGACGAAGTAACCCAGATCGAAGCACCAGCCGAGATCGTCCCGACCCAGCCGATCGCGTTCAGCGCATCAGCTCCAAAAGTGACCGCAAGCGAAGTCGTCTCGGCTCTCGCGACCGGCAACGTATCCCCACGAATCCAAGCAGCTCTCGCCGAGCAAGGAACCGCCGACACCCCCGGCATCATCCCAGAAATCTGGACCGGCGAAGTCTTCAACCCGGTAAGCAACGCCCGTCCACTCATCGACTCGATCGGTCTTCTCGCGATGCCACGAGCCGGAGGTACGTTCTACCGTCGCAAAGTGACCCAGAACGTCGCAGTCGACGAGCAGGTAGCAGAGTTCGACGAGATCGAATCTCAGAAGATGCTCATCTCGAAGATCCAAGTCGACAAGAAAACTCTCGCCGGCGGTCACTTAATGTCCGAGCAGGAAATCGACTGGAGCGATCCGGCAGCCGTTCAGCTCGTACTCAACGACTACGCTCGCATCTGGCGCAAGCGCACCGAGCAGATCACCGGGACCGCACTCGTCACCGCAGCATCCGTGACCGACGAGATCACCGACTGGACCGACGGAGACGAAATCCTCGACGCTCTCTACGACGCTTCAGCCGCAATCGACGCAGTCATCGACGAACTCCCGACGACCGTCTGGGTAGACCCTCTCCGATGGGCGGACCTTGGCAAAGCTAAGAACGCCGCAGGAGATCGAATCTTCCCAGTCGTAGGACCATCCAACGCAGCCGGCACAATGAGCCCCGGCTCCTACGCGGTCAACGCTCTCGGACTCCGCGTCGTAGTGTCGAACCGTCTCCCGGCGGACACTTTCATCATCGGTAATCCGATGGGAATCGAACTCTTCGAGGACCTACGCGGAGCAATCACAGTCCAGAAGCCCTCGATCCTCGCAGTCGAGCTCGCTTATCGAGGCTACTTCGCGACCGCGACTATCGAATCCGGCGCATTCGTCGCACTCGTAGACCCAGCCTGAGCCCTGAGAACGTAGGAGACGGTCCGAGATGGCATTCCAGAAAACGATTACCGAAGCGGTCGCCGTTGCTGGACTCCATACTCTGACCGTCTCCGACGTCGCGAACCTCATCGTCGGCTACTCGATCGACGTTCAAGGAATCGGGAACACGTTCGACGGGACTCACACGATCTCAGCGATCGACGAAGAAGAGTTGACGGTCAGCTTCCAGCAAGGGAACCACAATCACGCCCTCGCGGACGTCTTCGGACTCCTCACCGTTAACATCGAATGGATCACCCCAGAAGACGTCGAGCTCTTCCTCGGCATCGGGACACCATCCCAAGACGAAGCCGACTATCTCGACGTCTGCACGACCGCCGCTTCCGAGTGGGCATTCCGTCGACGTCAGTCCTCCGGCTATGTCGATTACGCGAACATGATCCCCGGACCCGACGTCAAGCTCGGGACGACGATCCTCGCCGGAAGCTATTTCCGGGAGAAAGGATCCGTCGACTCGTTCGCGTCCTTCGATACGATGGCGACGATCGCTCCGATCGGCAACTACGCGCAGATCATGAAGCTCCTCGGCATCCAGACGCCGCTCGGGATCTTCTAATGCTGAATCAAGCTCTCGACGAGCTCGTCGCCGACATCGAGGACCTTGGTCTCACCGTCATCTACGACGTCCGAAGCCTCCGCCCGAACACCGTCATCGTCGACCCTCCGACGATGGAAGTGATTAAGGGAACGCTCGTCCAGTTCACGTTTGCAGCGACCGTTCTCGTCCCTCCACCGGGCAACTACGACGCAGTCAAAAGCGCGCTCGCGACTGCCGACACCATCATCGAATCGGAAACGGTCCAAGTCGCGCGAGCGAACCCGACCGTCTACGAAACATCCGGGCAAGAGCTCCCCGGCTACGAGCTCACCATCATCAGAACCATTAGGAGAGATCCATGACCATTATCTACACCGGACGGAACCTCACGATCGAAGTCGACGGAGTCGGCTACTCGGCGCAGACGTCCTCAACTCAAGTCAACGCGCAAAACTCAGCGACCGTCTACCAAGTCCTCACCGGACCGAAAGCCGTTCAAGATCCGACGAGCTGGGAACTCCAGATCGCCGGCTTCCAAGACTGGGACGAGGCGAACTCGTTCTGCGAAGCGATGGTGACTGCCGCGACGACTGGCGATCCGATCCCGTTCGAGCTCGCGCTCTCAACCGGCGCGACCGTCACCGGCGACATCATCCCAGCGTTCCCTCCATTCGGCGGAGCTGCCGATTCTGCGCTCGAGTTCGATCTCACTTTCACGATCGACGGAACCCCGACCTATACCCCAGCACCATAAACGGAAGGACCCCGAGAAAATGTTCAGAATCCGACTAGATGAAGGTGAAGGAGAGATCCAGATCGACACCGATCCGATCGTCGTTAAAGCTTGGGAACTCGCTCACAAGACGAAGCTCTCACTCATCGACAAGACCGGCATCGGGCAAGCCGACGCAATTTGGCTCTCGTGGAAGCAAAGGACGCGCGACGGAGCAACGTCGCTCAACCTTGCCGACTACGAGGACCGGCTCAAGCTCTGTCGATTCATAGACCCGGACGACGCCGAGGATCATCCGAGCCGCCCTACCTGACCGGATCCGTCTCGCGTCTCGTCGCTCAAATAGCGACCGCGACCGGGATCGATCCGGCTCAGCTCTGGGAGCTCGATTCTCGGATGCTAATCACGATCAGAGAAGAACTAGAGACTCAAAATGGCAGACGGACTAGCGATCAACGTGCAAATCTACGGAATCAAGGAAGCTCTCCGGGAGCTCAATAAGGTCGCCCCAACGATGAGACGCCAGATCACCAAGGACGCGAAGCGCGTCTTCAACCCGTCTCTCAAGCAGCTCTCGTCGGCTCTTCCGTCGACTCCGTACCTGAGCGGAGATCGCAAGTCTCCCGGGATGGAAGCAAAATGGCGACGCGGAGGTCCCGGAGGTCGCCAGATCCTCCCGACCGAGTGGGCAAAAGTACCGAAGGGAACGATCAAGATCGACACCCGTCGAGCTCGTTCGCGCAATCGGATGTCCGGCGCGCAATACGAATCGGCAGGAGCGTTCGCGTTCATCTGGAGCAACCCGATCGCGAACGTCCTCGAGTTCACCGGAACCGGCAAGAAGCCCTATAAGGGAAACTTCCCGGCGCAGTCCGCAAACTTCGTTAAGCAAGTCACGAAGAAAAGCGGAGCGCCGATCGGATCCGCGAAGTTCGTCTGGCACAAATACGACACCGACCCGACTCTCCAACGACAACTCGAGCAGCAGACGAGCGAAGTCCTCGACGACGCGATCAAAATCATCAACGCCGAACTCGGCAAGAACCTAGGCAGGAAATAGAAATGGCGATCCGCTTACCAGTAATCAGCGAATACTCGCCGAAAGGAATCCAGAAGCTAGGCGCAGATCTCAAACAGATCGAAGGAAAAGCCGCGAAGACCGGCTTCATCATGAAGAAAGCCTTCGTCCCAGCCGCCGCAGCTCTTACCGGAATGGCGACCGCCGGGATCAAGTTCGCGAAAGCCGCCGCACAAGATCAAGCCGCAGCCGGAAAACTCGCTCAGACCCTCGGAACGGTAACGAACGCCACCGACGAACAGATCGCAGCTACCGAGGAATGGATCACCGCAACCTCAATGAGCGTCGCAGTCGCTGACGATGAGCTTCGTCCAGCTCTCGCCACTCTCGCACGCGTCACCGGCGACGTCTCCGGAGCTCAAGACGCTCTCGGGATCGCGCTCGATGTCTCAGCCGCAACCGGACAAGACCTCCAAGCGGTCTCGAAAACTCTCGCAAAAGCAATGAGCGGAAACACCACCGCGCTCAAGAAACTCGATCCGCAGCTCGGGAACCTAATCGAAAAGGGAGCAAGCTCAGAAGAAGTCCTCAAAGTCCTCGAGGATCGCTTCGGAGGAGCCGCGCAAGCCGCAGCCGATAGCGCGGAGGGAGGCTTCAAGAAGCTCGAGATCGGGATCGGCGAAGCTCAAGAAGCGATCGGATCAGCTCTTCTTCCCGTCATCGAGGCAGTCGTTCCAAAGCTTCAAGCCCTCGCAGAATGGGCGCAGAAGAACCCGGGAGCGTTCAAGGCGGTCGCGCTTGCGATCGCAGGAGTGGCGACTGCGGTCGTCGCGATAAATGTCGGCATGAAGCTCTACAACGCCTACACAAAAGTCGCCGCCGCCGTCACTTGGCTCTGGAACGCAGCTCTCGCAGCGAACCCCGTCGTCCTCATCGTCGCCGGAATCGTCGCTCTCATCGCAGCTCTCGTCCTCGCATACCAGAAAGTCGAATGGTTTAGAGACGGAGTGAACGCAGTATTTCGAGGGATCGCAGACGTCGCGAGTTCGATCTTCGATGGTCTCTCGGGCGCGTTTAAGTTTGCGATCAACTCGATCCTCTGGTACATGGAGACCGGAATTAACCTCGCGATCCGCGCTCTCAACATCGCTCTCGACGGGATCGACAAAGCCGCCGGACCTTGGATCAACTTCGGAAGCATCCCAGAAGTCAACCTTCCCAGACTTGCCGAAGGTGGAATCGTCTCGCGTCCGACGATCGCGATGATCGGCGAAGCCGGTCCAGAAGCAGTCGTCCCACTCGATCGGATGAACAGTCTCGGAGGAGTGAACATCACCGTCAACGGAGCTCTCGACCCGGTAGCGGTAGGACGTCAGATCCGGCAGATCCTCGCTAACGATCTCTCTAGGTACGGTCGAGCGTGACGCTCATCTTCGACCCTTCGGTCACAGTCACGAACTACGACGCGCCCGGATTAGAGATCACCGTCACGAGCGCGACGGTCAAAGACTTCAGCGTCACGATCGGACGAGACGACCTGAATCAAAAGGTCGCCGACTATTCGGTCCAGATCAGATTCGTCCGGGAAACACTCGAGGCACTACTTGCGACCGCGTCATGGACTCTCTCCGAGTTCTGCCAGCTTGGAAACATCGTCACGATCCAGCGAACCTACTTCGGCGGAGTAGTGACATTTATCGAGTGTTACGTTACGGACATTCAGAGAGACCGCGACACGATCACGCTCTCCGGCGTCGACGGGATGAGCTTCAAGTCTGGTCAGCTTCTCGGCTTCAACTTCACCGGCTACATCGGCAACCTCCCGACCGGATACATCTACACGAACGGGATCGCGAACCAGATCCAGACCGCGACCGGCGTCCGCGTCTACGACGAAAGGACCGGATCTCTCACGAGTGCCGCGATCGTCGTCGGTCAGACCGTGACCAGCGTCCCAGCGTTCCTAGAAGATCTTCTCGCTTGGACCCCTACGACTTGGATTATTCCCGGAAGCAAGAGAGGAACCACAGACAAGAACGACGTCGAGATGGGAGGCTATTTCGTCTACCTCTTCGACCGACCGAACACTCTTCCGGCTACCTATGCGACTTTCACCGATGACAACATCATCGACGTCATCCAATACTCGAGAAACATCTCAGACGCAGTCACCCAGTCGACCGTCTCAAACACCGCGCAAGGATGGTCGACGACGATCACCGATCAAGCCGCCGCCGACGCGATCGGCTACCGATCCACCAGCCTCGAAGCAGTCATCGACTACCAAGGAGTCTCCACTCTCGCAGCTTCCCGACTAGCTGAGCAGTCCATGAGACGCGCGCCGATCATGCGCATTATCACCTCATGGAGCCTCTACGGGAACCCGTTATGGATGCCGAATCAGATCGTCGACGTCTCAGCTCTTACGACTCCAGACTTCGACGGAATGGAGAAAGCATGGATCGAGAAAGTCGTCGCCCGTTACGACGGATCCGACGTCCTCTTCGAGCTCACCATCTCAGACGCGAACTACACCAGCACGCCCCAGACCTACGCTCAAGTCCCAGCTCTGAGAACATGGGCGCAAATCCCAGCGACCCTGACTTGGGCGGAAGCTCTCATTTCTGAAATCACGTAAAGGATCACACAATGCCCAACACCACGAACCTAAATCTCCCCTACCCAGATTCGAGCGCGCTCGTCTCCCTCGGCTACGACCAGATCGGAGACGTCGCGACCGGCGTCGACGCGTTCTTCGGAGCTTGGACATCGGCGAGCTTCACTCCCGGAGGAATCACCGTCGGCAACGGATCCGCGACTTCCTACACTCGGATCATCGGAAAGATCATCTTCGTCCGCTTCGAGGTAATTTTCGGATCGACGACATCGGTTACGGGACCGGTCACTTTCGCTCGACCCACCGGGACGAGCAGTCCCTCGACGTCCCTTCCCGGAGTGGCTATAGCATTCGACGACTCCGCTTCGTCCGATCATCCTCTGACGATGCGATTCGGCGGAGCTAACTGGCAGATCCGAGCGATGAACTCCTCCGGAACCTACGTCAACGGAACCGCGCTCTCCTCGACGATCCCTTTCGGCTGGGCAGTTAATGACCGGATCGTCGCTTGGGCGGTCTACGAGCTCATCTAATGTCGACCGCGCTTATCGTCATACTTGCGACCCTCGCTCCCGGAGGAGTGATCGTGACCATCCTTCAACACGTTCGCCGAGAAAACTCTCGCGACCATTCATCCAACTCACGCAAGCTCGATCGGATCGACGAAAAGCTGGACCGCCAAGATCACCGGATCCAGAAGATCTTCGACCGAATCGACCTCCACGAAAGGAACCATCCATGAAACGATCCCCCATCCGCGCACTCGTTCGCGCAGCTCTCGTCACCGTGACCGCGTTCGGACTCGATCTCGACGTCGAACAAGTCGCCGCGCTCCAGCTCCTCGCAGAAGCTCTTCTTCAGCTCACCTACAAGGACGAAGCATGAGCCGTCCCTACACCGGCAACATCGACGGACCGTCCAAAACTGGTCGACGAGCCGGAACCGAATCCCTCATGGCTCTCGTCCGCTTCGTCTCTAAAGGGCAGATGAAGAACTACGGGACCCTCGCCTACCGTCCCATGAGAGGGAAGCCCGGAGTCCTCTCCGTTCACGCCACCGGACGCGCGCTCGACTTCGGCTACTCGAACCGATCAGAGGCGGAAAGGTGGATCGACGTCTTCGTCAAGAACGCCGACCTCCTCTGCGTCGAATACCTCGCCGACTACTATCCAAGCCCCGGCGGACGCGGCTGGAGATGCGATCGCGAAGCTTGGAAGAGTTATAAGCCCGGAGAGATCTCTGGAGCTCCCGGAGGGAAATGGCTCCACCTCGAGATCGCCCCAGAGATCGCCGACGACCCGAAAAGGATCGCGGAAGCATTCCGGACGATCTTCGGATCCTGACCATCCACCACTCCGAGACACGGAGTCCCTAGGCTTATAGCAAGCCCTAAGAACCCCGAACGAAGGAGCCCACATGAAGACGCAAGACTTCCCACTCTGCGACGCTTGCCGCTTGCCGATGAAAGTCGGACAAGTCCGGAGACATTACGTCTGCCGACCAGACCATCCAGCGTTCGATCCGTCCGCAGTCGACCGCGTCATCCGCGCCATCGAGCCGATCCCGTTCCCGTTCGACGTCGGAATGGACCGATCCCAAGACGCAGCCGAAGCCGGCTGGACCCAAAATCAAATCCACGAAGTCGACCGCGCGATCCTTAGAGTCGCCGACCGCCTCGACTCGTTCACCGCCGACGACGTCTGGGAAGAACTCGGATCCGGCTTCCCAGTCACGAAAGGACTCGCAGCTCGACTCGTCTCAGCTCAACGTCGCGAGCTCATCACCTCAACAGACCGAACCCGTCGATCCGCCAGAGGAGGAGCCCACGATCACGGGCAACGTCTCACCGTCTGGATCTCACTCAGCAAGAAGGGACTCTTCTCATGAAAGGACTCGCAGCTTCGATCCTGATCCTCTTCGGATGCACCGCCGGCGCAAAAGCCCTAGACGCTCCATCCCCAGCCGAACACCAGCCGAACAAGATCGCGCGCGTCTCAGCGCAAAATAGAGCCCGATCCGAGGCTTCCAGCACCACCTCGACGACGCTTCCGATCGCTCCGGATGCTCTCTGTCCTCAATGGTGGACACTCGCCCGAGAGGTCGGATGGTCCGAGAACGAGCTCGAGATGCTCGACTTCATTATCTGGAGAGAATCCCGATGTCTCCCGGACGCTTGGAACGGAGCCGACGCCGGACTCACCCAGATCAACCAGATCCACACTCACTTCGTCGAGGTCATGGGCTACACGTTCCCCGATGGAATGTTCGACCCTCGCTCGAACCTGACTTTCTCTCTCAAACTTTGGACCGGGAAAGGCTGGGAGCCTTGGGGCTACTAATCGACCTCGCGCTCATCGCCGCAGCTCTGACGCTCTTCATCGTCCTCTCGGATCTCTTCCAATGATCGCCGCGAAACAGATCCGAGACGAAGGACGTCTGCTGAACGCGTTCGGAGGCTACGACGAGATCGAGCAGCTCTGCCGATCAGCCGCGAACCAGCTCGAAGCTCAGCAGATCGTCATCGTCGCTCTCCAGCGAGTGTTCGCACTTGTGATCGACATCGACGAAGTCAAGCTCGCAGACTGGATCCACGACACCTATGAGCAAGCCCTCACCCAATTAACAAAAGGAACCCCGAACCCATGACCTACGAAGACCGACTGAGCGACTACGTCCAAGTCAAGGACCGACTCGTCGCAGCTCTCAAAGATCACCCGAAGCTCGCAGTCATCGAAAGCGACCCGACCGTCGTCCAGCTCGGCGACCGGATCTTCATCTCAGTTACCGTCGAGCTCTACAACGAAGAGAACGAACGGATCTCACGCGCGACCGCTTGGGAACCGTTCCCGGGACGCACGCCCTATACACGCGACTCGGAGCAGCAGAACGCGTCGACGTCGGCTCTCGGACGAGCTCTCGGCTTCCTCGGCTACGGGATCGGAAAGTCGATCGCGACCCGTGAAGACGTTATCGCTCGAAGCTCAGACGAAGCACCACCCCAAGGAATCCCGAGACCGTCGATCGACGACGCTCGCGCAGCTCACCCAGCTCAGCTTCGAGTCGTAACGGATCCGACCGGAGCCGCGACCGAAAAGCAGATCGGCTTCGTCCTTTCACTCGCCAAGAAGCGCGGTGTCATCGGCGACGACATGATCCGAGACGCCCAGACGGTCATCGGACGCAAGATCGCGACACTCAAGGAACTCACAAAAGCAGACGCCAACTCGCTAATCGAAGCATGGAAGAACGCTCCACGAATCGACGACGGAGAGGAGCCGTTCTAGTGATTCTCCTCCAGCTCGCCTATCTGACGATCGGATCGTGGATCGGGTACGTCTGCCACTATCAGACGATCGACGTCCTCTGCGACGGTAAAGATCCGGAACCGACCGATCGACTCATCGCAGCTCTCGTCACGTTCGCAGCGATCCTCGGATGGATCATCCTTCTCCCGATCTCGATCGCGATCCGGTACAGACGCAAGGACCGCTAATGGGCGGCTACTCAAAAAGCCCGAGCAAGCGACGAAAGCTCGACGAGAAGATCGCCCGGATGAGACGCCAAGTCGCAGACGAAGAACTCAAACGCCAAGAACAACGAGAGGACCCAGATGAGCAACTGGTCAACGAAGCACGATGACGCGATTCATGGAGTGACGATCACCTCGAAGCAAGCGGACCGGATCTTCTTCGCCGGTAAGCAAGTCGGCTTCGACGCTCGAACCGTTCTCGAACTAGCTCGACTCACGCTCGACCGTCCCGATCTTCGATGCATTATGGACCTGACCGCGATCGACGCCGAGAAAGTCGTTCAGATGATCGGCGCGATCGAATGCTAGAAGCAGACTTTCAGAAACAAGTCGTCGAGCTCGCTCATCTCTTCGGATGGAAAGTCCATCACACGAGACCAGCGATCCTCCCGGGAGGTAAATGGGCGACGCATGGGATCGACCCCGGCTTCCCAGATCTCGTTATGGCTCACCCAGCTCACGGAGTCATCATCGCCGAACTCAAGTCTCAGAAGGGACGAATCTCCGAAGCGCAGATCGAGTGGTCGATCGCTCTCCGTAAATCCGTTAAAGTCCGCTTCTGGCGACCATCCGATCTCGCCGACATTATCCAACTACTGAAAGGAACCCCGAACAAATGAACCCCGAGAAAGCAGAGAAGCTTCGTCGAGCGATCGTCGAAGCCGCGCAAGCTCAAGCGGAAGCGATCGCGAAGATCGTCGAGCTCCAAGAAGAGAACGCCGAGCTCCGCGCAACGATCGCAACACTCGAAGCGAGGCTTCGCTCATGATCGTACGATCACCCCGTCCGGATCGTTACGCGATCATCGCCAACGTAACACTCAGAGACTTCCGGCTCTCATTCCGAGCTAGAGGACTCCTCGCCTACCTCCTCTCAATGCCTGACAACTGGCAGACGTCGAGCGAACGGATCTCACGCGAAACAACCGAAGGACGCGACGCGATCCGCGCAGCTCTCCGTGAGCTCGAGAAGATCGGCTACATCGCGAGGATCCGATCGCAGTCAGAGGACGGACGATGGAAGTCTGAGCTCGTCGTCTGGGATCAACCAGATCCCACCGCTCGACTTGTGTCTAAGCCTGTGGAAAAGTCCGAGAGTTATCCACTACCGGAGACGGATTACCAGTCGTCGGTAATCCAGTCATCTAAAGAACAACCCTCTAAGAAGCATTTAGAAACAAAGTCGGCGACATACTCCGGGACTAACCCGAGAATCTGTGGACAATGCGACGGGACCGGATGGACAACGGGACCCTCCTCAAAGCTCACTCGCTGCGCTTGCGGAGACGGGATCGTCTCATGAGCCGATCGCACTACAACGACCCTCTCTATCGAGACAACCGGAAGAAGCTCCTCGCGGACGACCCTCGCTGCGTCTGGTGCAAAACAAGGAAAGCAACCACCGCCGACCACCTCATCGAACTCGATCGAGGAGGAACGAACGAAGCCTCGAACCTTGTCCCAGCGTGTAGCAAATGCAACTCCGCAAGAGGCAACCTCTACCTCCAGAAGAAAAGAGACGCAGTCATTCAAGCGAGAACGCGCGCACTAGGCGCGATGCCTAATCCAAAAGCAAAAGAAAGCGAAACACCCTCAGAAACTTTTTTAGATGACTCTTCCTGTAC